CCCGCCGATGGGTGGTGGAGTAACTTGGCAACCATTATCTCCAGCTACCATTGAAAGGTGGGGACAACATCCTATTTATAACCTGACTGGTCTCTATTCGAGGTCAGTTGGGTTATATAGGTATAAATCGAGGGTTCTAATAGGATTACCAATCGGAACCAGACGCTCTTCTCAGAAGAAGCTAACACTAAACCAACTAGCCATGATGTTGGAATTCGGTTCCAGCGATGGTAGGATTCCACCCCGGCCCGTATGGGCACCATCTCTTAAAGCCGCTGGTGGTAAGAATAAGCTCAAGCAACTTATCCTAACGGAGATACGTAAAGAACTTCAAAAGTATGGTGTAAGACCCAATCAAGTAAAATGGTAAATTCTCAGGAAATTATAGAGAGGTCCATATACGTGGCTATATTAAATATGGCTATCAAGTTGGGCTACACTATAAATCCAGAAGACTATCTTCCAACCAGTGCAGCAAATGCTGAACGGTTTAAAGAAGACCTGAAAAAAATCACTGACGAAAAGGGTTTCTACGTCAGTATATTCGGAGTGGGTAACAATCACTCAAAAGGTATAAAAGAAACCCCCCGTATCGTGGTTGATTCCGAAGGATTCTATCCTGGAGATATTGGACTACCGAGACAGATAATAGAGAAAGAAGAGGGCATAGGTTACACTGCAACTGAAGTACCTTATGAAACCCTATCACAATACATGAACATAAGACTGTGTGCTCATTCTGCAGAACACATGAGACTGTTGCATCAGATTATGTTCTGGTCAGTTCCTCAAAGAGGCTACCTAAAACCATACGAAGAACCCAAATTTCTATTCACAGGAAATATATTCCTCCGGATAGTTAATTTTTATAACATGCCGGATTTGGATAATGGGTTGATGGAAAAGGTATACCAATTTGAAGTACAGGATTGCCTCTTAGATGGTAACACTCCTCCAGAGGTAATTACTCCAATAAGAGATATTTCCGTGCTTCTAGAAAATGCCGATTACACTCTGAAGGTTCCCCAAGGAGCCTGACCCACCTATACCTCCAATCGACCCTGGTTCTTACTTGAGGGTACGTGGAGGTGGATTCTTTTTTACTATCATAACCTTAATCAATAATTATATGCCACAGACTCCAAGAGTAAGGTTCAATTTTAAGAACCTGAATGTACAATCAAGTGTACCTCTGTTGGGTGTAATCAATGTAGTAGCCCGTACTACTAAGGGTCCATTCGAAGACCCGAAGGACTTGATTGCAACTCCCTCACAGTTCACTCGCATCTTCGGTTCGGAAATAGTTCCGGATGGTTCGGTATCAAACATCATGAAAGCCCTGGAAATGGGTGCAAAAGTCCGGGTATCACGAGTAGCTGGAGTTGGGGCTACTTATGGTTGGGCAAAGCCTATGTCGGTAACACCGGCTTCTTCTCAGGCAGTTCCCTCGGTATCGGTACCAGACGGTTCTTCGGTTATTTCCATTACTATTTCCGACCCGAGTGGGGCTGAGAACAGTCTCTCTATGCACATGGCCATACGTACTCGAGAGGCTGGTTCTCCGGTATTGGATGATACGGGAGTTAATCTCAATCGTCCTTTTTACCTGAAGCTGAATGTATCCACGGAACCAACACTCCGTGCAAGCATCATTCAGTATGGTGGCCGGGATGATATTACCAATATTCCGACTTACGACAGCATGCTAAACGAAATGCTGTTCTTCTCGGCAGTATCTGCAAACACTTACGAGGGAGTAACCAATCCCTCTATAAATGTGAATACTCTGCAGAACTTCCTGGATAATGCTCCCAACATCACTTTTGAGGCAATCCAGGGTAAGGCAGGCGATGGTCAGGGTACCATGGCAAATCTGGCAACCGGTATTCAGACCATGGAAGATATCATATCCATTCTTCGTCAGTTCTCCAACTGGAACTCGATGATTACTGTGGGTAAGATAACGGAAGGTACCGTGGATGCCGAGGAAATTTCCGATACCAACGTATACATGCAGTGTACTGAGGGTAATGCAGGGGCTACTCCTACGGCAGACGAATGGCTCTCGGCATATCAGGCAAGCAAGGCCTACTACGAGGCATATTCGGTAATCCTTTCTCACATACATCAGCATCTGCCTACGGATTATACCAAGGTATATACCTCTGTAGCTGCCGATGTACACAACATCTTCGAACAGATGTTGTATGTGGAAGTGCCTAAGTATGCTCCTGACACTCGTACCCCAGCAACTCCCGAAGAGACCCTTTCGGCACTGAAGACTCTGGTACAGACCATTGGTGCCAAGAAAGAAGTGGCATATTTCGGAGGTGGTATCAAGTATTACAACGAGAATGGCTCTCTCCAGAAATGCGATGTGCTGGGTTCGGTAGTGGGACTCGATGCCAACTGCGCTTCTACCTACGGTCCCTGGTATTCGTTCTCCGGTATGAACCGGGGTGTAATCGTATCGGCACTCGGTCCGGTGATGAAGAACTTGGGAGGACCTGCTGAAGTGGATACTCTTAACGAGTTCGCTCAGTGGTACATGAACCTGTTCGTAATAAAGAACACCAGGACCCAGGGTCAGCGCACTATGCTCTGGCATGGTTTCACTTCGAACCCAGTAGACGATTCGGAGAAATTCATCTCCATAGTTCGTCTCAATCTCTATCTGAAGAAAAACCTCCGGCCGATTTTAGAGAGCTACATCGAAGAGCCCAATACCTTCGATACGTGGAAACTCATTTATCACGAAGCAAAAGAAATTCTGGATGACCTGCAGACCCGCAATGCCATCACTTCCTATGAGTGGATAGGTGACCAGGATGCCCAGAGTTACGAAGAGCTTCAGATAAACAATGAGGCCGACGTTCGCCAGGGTAAATATCGGGCTCAGCTGAAGTATAAGGAGGTTGTTCCAATGCAGGATATCGAAATGGATGTTATCATCGACATTGCTGTAAACAAGAGCACCGGTGAAGTATCCATCTCTGCCCAGAATAACTAATAAATAAATACGATAAATACTATGGCAGGAGCTAAAGTAAAAAACCCAAGGAAGAAGTTCTTATGGCAAATTGTATTTGTCAAGCATCCCATTAACCCCTTCCTTTTTCAGAAGGTAACTGTACCTGAGATAACTATTGAACAGGTTGCACACGGGGATGTAAACTACGACGTAAAGACCGGTGGCAGGGTATCAGTTGGTAACTTAACTGCATCTAAGCTGGAGACAACTTCTGGTTCAGATACCTGGTTATGGGATTGGCTGATGTCAGTACAGGATATGCTGCTCGGGGGAGGTTTAACCCCAAGTCAGTACAAGGAAACCGTACTTATCAATGAGCTGGCCGAGGATGGAGTATCTATCCTTAATTCCTGGACTTGTACCGGAGTATGGCCTTGCAAGGTAAACGGACAGGACTTAGACCGAATGAGTTCGGACAACACTCTGGAGGATTTGGAGTTCTCAGTAGACACCTGCGAGAAGCTGTAATAGTGAATCACCAAGGGAGAGCTCAGCAATGAACTCTCCCTTTTTCGTATCCAAGACTATATTCAGAAGAATACACTTAACAACTCAACAACATGGAAGACAAAACACTTTATGGTAAGAAACTTACCTTCAAACTCCCCAGTGGTTACGAGGTAACTATAAGGGAACAGAATGGAGAGGATGATGATATCCTTTCTAATCCGGTAGATGCCAAAACCTTCATGAACATATCAAAGTTCATTGCAGGCATTGTAACTGATACTGATATAACAGCAACTCGATTGCTTACCCCCGAAGATGTGCAGAAAATGCCCTCACTCGACAGGTATGCAATCATGGTAAATTCCAGGGTGTTTTCTCTTGGGGAAATACTTGACTTCAGGTATGCTTGGGATGGTCCAGCCGATGGTCAAGTTCGTGAAGTAGACTATGAAATAAACCTTCAGGAAGAGTTCCTTTTCGACTACGGTGTAGTTCCAACTATGGAAGAGATGGAAGCAAAACCTAACGCTATCCCATTCTACCCAGTACCTAAACAAACCTCGGAAATACAGTTCACTACTAAAAGTGGGAAAGAGATGTGCTTCGACCTCCTCAATGCCCGCGGGGAAGCCTACGTCTTAAATCTCCCCGCAAGTGAACGTACCAAAAATCAGGAGTTAGTCGCTCGTAATCTCAAACTGAGGGTTGGTGACAACTATGAACCCGTGAAGAACTTCCGGATGTTCAGCCCAAAAGATATGATGGACATAAGGTCTGCTATCAAAGGGTTTGACCCCCTATTCCACGGTACTACTCAAATCGAAGACCCCGAAACGGGACAGAAGATTATGGTACCAGTGATGGCGGTAGATAATTTTTTCTACCCACGGGAGAACTAGAAGATGTATATCTATACATTGTTAAAGCTAATATTAGTATTGACTTTAACACTCTAGCAAAGCTCCCCTGGCGGCGAAGGAAGAAATTTATAGAAGCCGCCGAAGCATATTACAATGCCCTTGAGAAAGAGCTGCCCAAAGGAAAGTAGGGCAGCTCTCTTTTGTTCGATAAATCTGAAACTATATGGCTTTTACAAGTGGTAGTCCTTCTGCAGGACAACTAGAGATAGGTGTGGCCCTTGTCCTTCAAGATAGGTTTTCAAACCAGGCAAGAGAAGCTAGCTCAGTCATCCGAGGTTTACATAGGGATGCTAAGAATGCTGTACAGGCTAACTTAACCGCAGTTCAGTCGTACGCTAATATAGCCAGTGGTGTGGCCAGTTCGATAGTATCAACATTAACCACTACTATAGAAACCGGAGCTGATTTCATAGACATGATGACTTCAGTGGGAGCTATATCTGGAGCTACCGAAAATCAAATGTCTGGGTTATCCGAAACTGCCCAGACATTAGGTTTAAGGACCATGTTCATGTCAAGGGATATAGCTTCAGGTATGAAATACTTGGCAATGGCAGGTAATGATGCAAACCAGATTCAGCAAATGATATCTGGTGCAGCCATGATGGCTAATGCCACGGGCATGGAGTTGGGAGGTAAAGGAGGCACAGCTGACTTACTGACCAATATCATGAGGACCTTCAAATTAGAGGGTCAAAATGCAGCTAATGTAGTTGGAGACCAGCTTACTAAGGCGACTATGTCATCAAATGTATCCATGGCAGACTTAGCTGAATCTATAAAATACTCAGCTGCATCCATGGTAACTCTGAGACAGCAGTTACCACAAGTAGCTGCCATGATAGGTACTCTGGGTAATGCAGGTATTCAGGGTTCTATGGCAGGTACTTCTATAAGAAATATGGCAGACTACCTGACTCAGTCATTAACCAATCCTAACTTTAAGGGAGCTAAGGCTTTAGCTAGATTAGGACTGAGTAAACAGGATTTTGTAGATGCCAATGGAGACCTTCAAGATTTTGCCATAATCTTAGGTAAAATAGAAGAAGCTACTCAAGGATTGTCTACTATAGACCAGAATGCTGTATTCAAGAGTATCTTCGGTGTACGTGGTATGCGTGCTGCAGTTGCAATCATGCGTGATACTGAAGGTTACTTTGACCTGTTAAATAAGATACAAAACAATTCTGCGGGATTTGCTGAAGAGGTAGTAGGGAAACGAATGGAAACCCTTGCAGGTAAAATTGATATTATCCAATCTGCTGCCGAGAACCTTATGACTACTTTCAGTGAAGCCCTGGGTAAGAATCCTATTATAATGGGATTTCTGGATATGCTCGGTTGGGCCATATCTCAGCTTCGTGACCTAATGGCAACTCCATTTGGTCCATGGATAGCGGGATTTGCTGCTATAGCTGCAGTTGGTTTAAAGATAGGTTCTATTTGGATGGGACTGAGAGCACGTTGGTTATTACTGAATGGTGACTCTCAAGTATCCTTCAAAACCATGATAAGGTTAATGATGGGCGGCTGGTCTCAAGCCACTATGTCTGCTCAGGGTTATTTAAACATGGAGAGAGCCATCATAGCTCAAAGGAAAGCTGGTATTGGAGCAAGTGCGACTATCATTGCAGGTATGGCTGGATTACCCGGTTATTTCTATAATGGTAATATTCCAGCAAAAATGGGAGCCAATGGTAGATACTATGCCCAAACTGGTAGAGGAGCTTCTGGATGGACTCCAGTACCTGCTGCAATGGTTACTACTACTAATGCGGGTCAGATGACTCGGGGTTTAATGGGTACCGCTGCAGGGGCAGCAGCAGGTGCGGCATCCCGAGGAGCTTTGGCTTCTGTGGGTAGAGGCATACTGGGATTTGGTTCTAGATTACTCGGGTTATTCGGAGGTCCACTTGGGTTAGCTATTACTGGTATATCCATATTTGGGCCCATGATATACAGTGCTATTAAAGGTAACAAGTCTGCTCAAGATGAAAATACCAGGGCTACAAATGACCTGGCATCTGCTATCAAAGCCAGCCGAGAGGGTTATAAACAAAAGGATAATCTCCAAATGTTAACTATCCAAGAGATACGGTGGTTAGTACAGATGCTCGGAGTTTATACTGATAAGCTCAACAATCGGGAAAATAGAGGTACTCACTTAACTATCAATATGGATGGTAAGAAGTTCCTGGAAGAGTACCTTGGTGAAAGAGATTCAGAGATAAATGTAGCTGCTGGAGTAAACTAATAAATCATGGCATCGCTCATAGGAAAACCTTTAGGAAAAGTAGCTCAAGAAGTAGTTGACCTTGAGCAAGGGAGGATATTCCAATCTCCTCTCAATAAAGTATGGAGAGCCCTGATACTCATAAACAGGGCTACTTCTCCAATGGCTAAGGCAGAACCCAATAAGATGGGTAAAGCCTATGACGCAAAGAATCTGCATGTAGCCCGAAAGGGTTCGTTCTCTTTAGCTCAGGCTCAGGACCCTTGGACTCAGAACCGTATAGCTGCTGAAACAGCTGGGGTTTCTCCTGAACAGATTTTGAAGGCTAAGTCCATAGATTATACTGTAGCAAACAAGTTGACTTCTGAACTGATAAAGAACGACATTGTTATTGCTAACCTGAATGTATCACCCGCTGTAAGTTTAGTGATTCAAAACAGGCCTGACAGATTACGAGTAGAACCTAATGCTACTTGGGCTGCAGTTAAATCCATGGGACGTAATAACCCCTTTTATTTCTACACTGGAGGAGAAGATACAATAACATTCGACATCTCTTGGTATTCAGTAGATGCTGAACACAGAGACGATGTGGTGAATAAATGTAGATTGCTCGAATCCTGGGCAAGAGCTGACGGTTATTCTGCATCACCCCCTACCCTAAGAATTCAGTGGGGTAATTCTGGATTATTTGAAGACGACCTTTTCATACTAGCTTCAGCTCCATATGAATTAACTCATTTTCAAAATGCAGCTCGTATGAGGAAAAGGTATGATAATGACCCAGAGACTGGTCAGAGGATTGCAAGTACTGTAAGTCAACCTTTTGACCTTAAGCTACTACCTAATTGTGCAACCCAAACACTCACCTTCAAAAGGGTAACTAAAAACAATCGAACTTGGGAAGAAATAATCCCTGCTAGTAAGTTGCAGTATACGCCTGGAGTAATCTATGATGGTGGGGAAGTAAATTCTCTAGAAAACTCCGATACGGAGAGAGTAGGCACACAAAATTAAATACTTATGGTTACTATCCCAGGAACAAGTCCCTATGAGGACAGTTATGTAATAAAGTTCCCAGACGGGGATGTATCTTTGGAAAGGAATATATCTGCAATATCTTCAGACCATATAATTCATTCGGTACTTGAAGGAGAAACAATCCAAAACATCGCCTTCAAATACTATGGAGATTCTGGAATGTGGGGAGTAATTGCGGATGCCAATGATATTCTCAATCCTTTCGAAGATGTTCATGAGGATATGGAGTTAATCATACCGAATTATGGAGGATAGTAAACCCATTCTCGTAAACGGTAATGGTACTCCATACCTTGCCATATTCGATGGAGCTGGCTCTCCTATTATGGACGAGTTCAATGGCATTCCCATCGGTATGGAAGTCGAGAACTTCAACTACAAGTACACAGAAGGTAAAGGAGACAAAGGTAAGTTTACTATAGTAACTGACTTTGTAGGAATAGTGGACCATCCCTCTTTACAATTCAAGATGCCCTTGAAGATACAGTGGGGATGGATATTCAGTGACAGCTCTTTCAAATCCGGTCCTGTAAGATTGGTCAACATAAAGAGTCATCAGATAGAGTTTACACCAGAGGGAGTAAAGTTTACCATAGAATTTGCTGATGCAAAGATGTTCTTGGAAGCCGAACCTTCAAAATTTGTGGGTAATAAAACCGAGTACTTGGAGGTATTCAAGGAATTAGCCTTGGGTAAGATGCCTTTAATTGTAACGGATTACTCTCAGAAAGCTGGTACAGCTCTGGTAATAACCGATAATCAACCATGTGATGGCAAAACAGAGCAAAGAGAAAAGTAAGCCTTGCTTACCTTGTTATACAAAAATACAAAACTCTGAGGAGATAGATGATGGGTTAGTAGGAGTAAAAATACTTGAATTGACTCCAGAGAACCTTTCTAAACCTGCTCAGGACCCTGATAGATATAAGTTAAAGATGATACCGGCCACATTTGCAGAAGGTACTGTAATTGCAGGTTCGGCTACATTCTTAAACAAATACTCTCAGTTAGTGGGTATAGTTAAGGCTATGCCAGGAGGTCCTAACTTTGTAGACACTCGTGATAACAAGATAGAGATACACAATGGAAAGCAGTCAGGTAAAACGGTATTTGCATATACCTATGCTGGTGGAACTGGAGAACTGTTAGAGTTCAGGGTTCAAACTAAATACGTACAAAGTATAGAAGCTGGTAAAGCTTCAAGTATAGACCCTGATACTAAAACTGTGGAAACAGAGGTAGTTCAATGTATACCTACCAACGATGACCCATGTAAGCCGGATGCTTATGTTAGAAGGAATAAGCCTGAGATACTTATGGAGCCAAGAGATGTTACTCGTATGGCAAAGTTCGAAAGGGCTATAATACCAAGTACCTCTACATGTCGTCAGGTAAACAATTCTTCTAAAAAGCCTCCAGTATATAACTCTGTAACTGATGCTAAACAGAAGATAGCTTCAAATCCCTCATTAACTGAGGATGAAGTTAAAGCTTACAATTCTCAGATAGAAGCCGAGTGGAAAAAGTATCAAGATGGACTTAAGGGGTTCGAAGATGCAATACGTTCAGGTAAAACTGATGTAAGTCTTCCACTACCACCAGATGAGGTATCTAACTTTGTCATTCGGAGAAAGGTGTTGGTAAAGCTGAATCCCATAGATTATGCTCCTAACAGTAGCACAGCTCAGTGGCAAAATCGATGGAGACAAGGTTACAATGCTTTGAAGAAGAGAACCGATGTAAGCTTGGTCATCCAGGGGTCTTCTCAGGAGAGACCTTACGGAGATTATCCTTATGACCATCCCGGTTCAGACCGTTCTAAGGTATTAGCCGAAATGGAATTAGAAATACAAGTACCAGGTGTACGAGTAGTAGCTGACCCTTTATTCACAACCATGGGAAGCTTCATGTCTAATGACATCATCGAATCGGTGAATAGTCAAATTAAAGCAAAAGCCAAGTTCGTTGGTAACCCCGATATGAAGTCTTCTCAAATCATTGAGATAAAGAATGTCGGTAAAAAGTACTCTGGTGACTGGTATGCAAAAGAGGTTGAACATAGCTTTGATACCGGGGGATATTTCACTGAGGTTACTTTTGAGAAGAAGTCACGTAACTCTATACTGAATCGAATATCTACTTCTGTCAATACTCAGGAAGTATTCCAAAAAGCTCATGACATAGCTGAAGAGTCTTATATTACGGGTGCTTGGAAAATACCAAGTAAGATTAAGGCTGAGGTGGCTAGATACCGAGCTTCAACTTGGACAGAAGAGGACAAGGAGAATCCTCAAAGAGCTGGTCGTCAAATTGTGGTACGTCAGAACCCCGACAACCCTGCTGATTATAAAGTAGAGGTAGATTCAAGAATTGACTTTCAAGTAGGTAGGAACATAAGCCCAAGAGAATAATGACCTTATACGAAATAATTCAACAAAGAGGTATAGAGGCCATTGGAAGATTCTATTCTACCTATCGAGGTATAGTAATAACTTCTAATGACCCTGACTCTCAAAACAAGGTATGTGTACATCTCCCGAGTATACTAAGAGGTGTAGAAGTATGGGCCTATCCTAAGCATCAACAAGGAGGTCCTGGTTCTGGATTCAAATGGTTATCTCCTCGTGAAGGTTCTATAGTATATGTAGAATTTGAAAATGGAGACCCAAGACACCCCCTCTGGTCTTATCATGGCTGGGCAATCGGAGAGATGCCTCCTGACTTAGACAAACCCCATGTACTTGGGTTTATTACACCCAAAGGCAATAGGATTATACTGGATGAAAGTGAATCGGGAGTATTAACTGCAATAATCCAACAAGATATAATTGTTAAGTCTCTAGACGGTAACATAAACGTCGATGCGAATAACATTATAATGCAGGGGGGAGAAGTTGGTATTCCTGAATCCAATTCGGTAGTAGGGAGGTTAAATAAAATTGAGCAAGACCTAAATAAAATAAAGCAGACATTTACTAACTGGGTACCTAAACCTCAGGACGGTGGTGGTGCTTTGAAGACTGCTGCTGCATCTTGGGCTGGTTCTAAATTGGAAGAGACCAAGGTGGAGGATATTGAAAGTGAAACAATTAAACAACCTAACTGATGGCAAACTATAATCAACTCAACACTATTGGTAGTGGTGCCTATTTCCCGATAAAGCTTGAACAAGCCCTCGGGAGCGATGGGAAACTAGAATCAGTACAGCTGCCAGATGGCAGAGTAGTACCAAAGATAGGATGGTATATACTCCGAGGAGATGTTGCTTTAATAAAGCAGAACCTCACAGCTATCTTAACCTATCAAATAGGCCAAAGATTCAGACAAGAAGACTTTGGTTCTCGAACCTGGGAATGTTTGGAAGAACCTAACACAAGTGCTCTCAACCTCATGATTAAAAATTTCGTGAAGGATGGTATAGCAGCCTGGGAACCTCGGATAACTGCATTAAAGGTATTCGCTCTGAAACCCACCAAGGAATCTATAAGACTCTTGATATATTTCAAGGTACAGAACTCTCAAAGGGTAGAAGAGTTAAACTTTCAGTATAACTTAAATAACTCTACAACAAATGTCTACTAGCAACCCTTGGCTCACCCCTTTTCAGAGGTCATATAATGACATAAAAGCCAAACTGATTCAATCTCTGAATGAAAGGGTTCCAGAGATAACGGATATGAGTGAAGGTAATATCTTCATCCTTACACTCTCAATATTTGCAGGTATTGCCGAGGTAATACATTACTACATCGACGGTATGGCAAGGGAAGCTTTCCTCCCAACTTGTCGAAGGTATTCATCTCTGTACAAACATGCTAAGCTGGTAGATTACCACATAAAATCAGCTATCCCATCTTCAGTAGACTTAACCGTATATATGCAAGATGGTAGTCCTTTCCCGGTAGATATACAAGTACCCCAGAACACGATATTCAATTCAAAGGATGGTAAACAGTGGATAACTACTCGCAATGTAACTATCGAAAGAGGTACATATACTTATAAAGTACCATTAGCTCAGAAAGAGGCTGTGGAAGAAGTAGAATTGGGTACTTATACTTCTCATGATATCATCATAACCTTGGGAGACTTGCCTACGGATAAGAAATATGTAGAGGGTTCTATGGTACTCACCATTGGTGGAGAGGCCTGGACTCTGGTGGATACTTTTGCTTATTCAGGTCCAGGTGATAAGGTGTACAAGGTAGAGCTTGATACTACTCTCACTCCATACTTGGTATTCGGTGATGGTCAGTTCGGTAGAAAACCAACTATAGGTTCACTTATTAAGGGCCAGTACTACCTGACCTATGGTGCAAATGGTAATATACCTGCAAATCAGTTTGATAAAGTTCCAGAAGTGATGACTGATGTAACTTCTGGCCTTACTCTTACGAATACTATAGCGGCTACTGGAGGTTCTGACTATGAGGACTTCGATACTCTCAAAGAGCATATCCCATTGAGTATAAAAACTCTTGGGGTAGCTATCACTAAGGAAGATTATGAAGCCATAGCTATGTTGATAGACGGGGTAGATAAGGCTTACTGCAATTACATTTGCGGAAAGTATGTAGAAGTATATATCACTCCCGATGGTGGTTCAGAGGCAAGCACTGAACTTATCAACAATGTAAGGCAGAGAATGGAATCATCCAAGGTATTAACCACTCGAGTAAGTGTATACTCTACACATGCCGCTAAGATTTATTTATCGGCCGAAATAACCGGTAGAAAGTCTTTCAAATCCATAGACATAAGCAACCAGGTAAAGAAGGCTTTGTTGGACGCTTATAACTATCAGAACTCTGATATCAATAAGCCGGTAAGACAGTCAGATTTGTACGCTCTCATGGATAATCAACCCATGGTTGACTTCCTTACCATAACTGAATTATACTTATTGCCCTACCCGATAGCCATAAACATTAATTCTCAGAATACGGAAGAGATAGTATCAGTGCCAGCACTGAATATCACCTATTTTAAGATGATATCATTTACAACTTCTACTCCGGAATCTGATTTCGAGAACTGTTACATACAGACCGTAATAGAAAACGGTAATGCCTTCTATAAGGTGTATGCTAACAAGGACTTATCTGGTAATGCTCTATACTCTGGTCAATATGGTAAACCTCTCGAGGTAACTCTGACCAAGTCAAAGTTCAGCCTTACAATCAACTTACCGGTTGAAAACGCAAACTACGAAAACGGAACTGTATATCAATTAACTACCCAACCTATGGGAAGCAATGGTAGATTGGTAGACCTGATTCCACATAACTATAATATCCCTACTATCAGTTCGGATAACATAACACTCATAATCAATGAAGTGGTTTAATCCAGCGAAGACATTCTTCAGGGATTACATCTTCAGTAACCTTTTTGACCATTACTACAAAGCCAACGATACTTATCAAGATTCAGAAGGCAAGGGTATATTCGAAAGGTTCATAGATGTATGTTCTGGCTATTTCGATACTGAGGTAATGCCCGATATAGATAACTTCATGGAATGTCTGGATGTGGATAAAGCCAATCCTATATTCCTGAACTATCTATGGGAATACTTTGGGTTCATACCGTATGCCTATGGCGTATTAACTAAGGGAGAACCTTATACAGAGAAGAATCTAGAGAATTGGGTAAAAGAAGATAGGGGTTTTCCTACCGCGGATTACCGGCTAGTTCTAAGATACGCCATATCCTTGTACAAGATACGAGGCACTAGACGGTTTTATGAAATATTAGGCCGTTTTTATGGAGTGACCTTTACTCTCACAGAAGTAGATGAAAGTACCAAAGCATCAGTAGCCCAGGCAATAGGCGATGGTTCTGTAAACTATGATACTATCTCTCACTTCGATACTCCTTCAGCTACCTACGATACTGAAACGGATTGTTGGGAATGTGTCCCAATGATTCTCACTATTGGTATACCAAAGGGTCAATGGGATTTTATGGTAAGGAAAGACCAGGAGATTCAAGAACAATTGTTGGAAGAGTGGAAGCTGATGAATCCCGATGCCACTGAAGAAGAGATAGAGGCTGAAAAGGAACAAATACAATCAGAACATCCCTCCGACTACAGTGACAAGGTAAGAGAGACTCTGGTAAACATTGTCAATAAGTACCTACCCGTAAATGTAAAATATTTTGAACCCAAGGACAGTTCTGTTGTATTTGAACAAACTACTGCCGTAATCTACATTGTATATGCTTAATGCGCCTCTAATAGCTTTATTATCTTCTTTTGCTCAAGAAGATCCCAAACTTGACCATGTAGTTCAATCTCTAACTAAATCTTCGATTGAACTGGCTGAAGCTGCCTCTAATTATGGGGCACTCAAAGTGATATTCGGTATATTCATGGTAATGGTTTTAGTGATGGTAGTAATGTTCGTATATACCGTCTGGAACCTAAATAAAAAGGTAACCGTGGTATCAGAATCATCACAACAGGTAAAGGAATTCTTTGATAGAGCTGCTGACTCTACCATAGGTATAACTGAAGCTCAGACACTGATACGTAGGGAATTCAATTGCTTGGGGCACATCCTGAAGTATGCGATACTGCGAATCAGATTTGAGAATCATATAGACAACAAAGAGTCAACTGTAAAGAAGGTAGAGAGCTTGGTGAATAATGAGTATTCCGAACTATGTGGATTACTATCAAACTTCACCTGTAATGGAAAATCTCTGGTAAATATCTTTGAGCCTCAAGATAACGAGGCAATTAAAGATATGGTAATTGAACAGATATATATACCAAAGGACCAATTTACAATTTCTAATATGGACCAATCTGTTGGTATGTATCTAAACGGATTAAAACTAATGTACCTTAAAAAATTATAACATGGCACGAAGATTATTGCCCATCATCGACTTTGCTCATGGGTCAGATGTGGCAGGGAAACAATCTCCAGATGGCAGACACAAGGAATACCTGTGGAGTAGAAAAGTGGGTAAGATGTTGGCAGAACGTCTTAAACGGGAAGGATTCGAAGTAGCATTCACCAATACTAAAGACACCGAAATTGGGCTGTCTAGAAGAAAAGAAATTGCAAATAATTTAGATGCTCCCCGAGGGGGAACTAAGTTTCTGCTATCTCTCCATAACAATGCCGCAGGCATGGGAAATGAGTGGTGCACTGCCCGGGGATTTGAAATATATACCACCAAAGGACAAACCCGTTCGGATTTATTTGCTACAGTAATATTCGAACAACTGCAGGAAGACTTCCCCACTACAGATGGTTATAAACACAGAACAGACCCATCAGATGGTGACCCTGATAAGGAAGCCAATTTTACTGTACTGATGGGCAACAACTACTGGGGAGTACTTCTCGAGTGGTTATTTCAGGATAATCCAGACGATGTGGCTTTACTCGAGGATGACTCAGTGAACCGGGAACTGGTAGAGTCTTTAACCAAGGCCTTAATATTCATCGACGAGAATCTCGATAAGTTAAAAATTTAATTATGGCACAGAATAATGTAACAGAAGTCGTGAATGGGATAGTACAACCAAGGTTCTATCAAGTTTATGGAGACTTAATAGAATCTAAGGAGGTTATGGAACCTCTTGCCATAATGGCTGGTACAGGTCCTATTTGTGGCTTCGACTGGGTAGATACTACCCAACAGAATGTAACCATAACCAGTGTATTCAAAAGACCGGGTACATTACCATCTGGAATGAAAAATATTCTGGGCCGGGCTCGTAGGGTATTCCTTTCTAATAAGGATAACACTGCGGGTCAGGTGTTCAATGCTTACACTACTCCAGATGGATTATGTCATATAGCTCCTGATGTACTAACCTTCAATGGAGTACAACCTTCTGGAGGGTGGCCAAGTTTGAGTAACCCTCAGAAGCTGGTGGCATTTGCTGTAAAAGCAACTCATACCTATCGTCCCGATGGAAGTGAGAATCCTCCCGGTGTAACTAACTTCACCTGTGGGTGGTTAACTTTTGATGATGTGTATGGTCTTGATGAGATACTTTCTTGGGGTTATGAAAGGATGTTAGAACTCCTGGCTGATTCCGGAATGCCTTTCAATAAGGACATCGACTCTCTCATAGGTATATATCTGGTGGGATGGAGACCTGAGTGGAATAGCCAGACTACGAGCATGAGGTATAAGTCAATCATGGCAGCCATGAACTATACTTTGTGTTTGGTACCCATTCAAGGTCAATTTCCAGTAAAGCCGTACGGAATGAATCCTTTGGATATTCTTGACCTGAAGAGTCGGGTTCAATCTGTAGAGAGTAAGTTAGATTCTACTAATATAAAGGGCAATTCTAAGGTGGTTGATTCTTTGGCTATTACCCAAGGTAATGGTGTAGAAGTAGACTATGAGTTATCTAAAATCGATACGGATAGCACAGGAATTCAGGGGACTGTAAGAGTAGCTATTAAAAGCTTAAAAGTCAAAGGGGTAACTTTATTCAGGGACTACAGTAATCCACGTACTTTTGATACCTTAGCAAATTACATCTATGATTACTTAAAGGCCATAGGTATATGGGGTATAAAAAATGGCAATGACCCAGATACTGGGTTGCCCATATATACGGATTGGGGCCTAACCATCATGCATAGAAACTTAAGTAAAGAAGCTAACTACTTAGACCCAGAAGATAATGTGTGGTCGGTAAATGGTGGATTTACTTTACCAGACCGAGCCGAGATATTAGGTACTTTATGTGTGTGTCCCTATAATTCTGCAGTAAGACCCTATTTATCTCCTCTATTACCAGAGCATAGTTCTACAGTTGAAAGGATAAGTAAAGACCCAGCTTTGACTTTAGCTGTAGCCATGGATAATATATTCATGTCAGGTTCTCCTACTGTAGTATCTACTCCCATATCTCAGTATATATCTCCGACTACCAGTAAAGGTACTCTGAAGATGAGACTGACACCATTCGGAGTAATATTCATAGCTGCAGTAAACGTAGCAGAAACATTTACTGATATAACTTATATTACTCTACGAACTCGTAATTTGTATGAATTAGTAGGTAATAATCCTAAATGGTTATTAGCTTTGAAATCCATACAAAAACAGGTAAAAGAAGACCAGCAAGGTTTGACCAGTAATCCTTCCATGGTGCCCTTAACAGTTCTGGGTAATATACAGTGTGTACCAGGTTCTGCCTATACTTGTGAGGTAAGTTTAGAAGTAGGCCCAACTATACCAAATCCTTCTGGAATCAACAAAATGTACGTAAGGGTTGGAATCCCCATGTATAGAGGAAGTACTCCTAATTTAGATTATATAGGTTGGACTCAGGCTCTAAGAGTATTTGTACCATTATCCATATCAGACTTATGGTATAAGGGATTACATCCCAGTATGGAAATAGAAGACTAAACTGAACCATAGTTGAGTTGGTTAAGTGGGGCCGGGGTGAGGTTAGCAATAACCTTGCTCTGGCCTTTTTCATTGTTTAAGGTCTACTGCAGCTTGTTCTAAAACCTTCTGAATGGTTTTCCTCATCCGGGAAAACATATTAACTGCAAACTTATCCCGAGGTAATTCAAAGTAATCTATAAGATGTAATATAGAAAGCTTGCCATGAGAATCCTTGATACGGGATTCAAACCATTTGGGAGGCTCAAGTTGTATCTGCATAACCAGATACTCATCGGGTGTAAGGTGTTCTTTCATGTACTGATGGAATCTTTGAGACTGTTCCTCCTTTATTCTGGTCTCATCAGAATCATCAAGTAGCTCCTTATTATTGTCAAATAACACTTCGAAAGAAGTTAACTCCTGGTTAAACTCTGCTTGCTTGGTATAAGCATTCCTCAGTAACTTACTTTTATAAGTTTGCAGGGAAGATAAGAGAGTTGCTTTCAATCTCTCCTCATCGTATTCATCTTGATATTTATTGAAGACGTACAAGAACTTATCCCAGAAGAAAGAGTTAATTATATCTGGTGTGAGATTAAATCTTCTGGAATCAACTCCTCTCGTCAGTCTACGGATTAAGGGTTTGCAGGTTTTATATAACCTATTAAACAAATCCTCATCATAAGGTTTTAATTCTGTCAAGCGATGTAGTTCACTTCCGTTGTTGCCTTTCATAGTAGTAAAGATTTTTAACAATGCAAATATAAATAATAAAGTAACAACTTGTATGAATTTTATCAAAATTATTTCACCGTCTGTGTTCAAGTATGTTCAAAGATGAGCTTGGAGAACTATATTATCTAGCAGATACTATTGATTATACACTCATGAATATTATATAATATATGAAACAGAATAGGGTAAAGAAGAGGTTAAACTCCTGTGACAAGTTTACGTTCTCTATCGAGTTTCAATTAGAAGTACTTAGGTTTTTGGTACAAGGGAAGGAAGCTCTTCTATATGTTACAAAGATAAAACCTGGGTACTTTACTTTAATTGAACATTCAATAGTAGTAGAGGCCTTGGTAAAATTCGTAAAGAAATATCAACGAATACCAAGTGAGGTCTTAATGGTTGAGCAGGTTAAAACTTTGTTAGAAGGTAAGGATTATGTAGACTTAGTTACCAAGGATGATATCCCTAATATTCATAGTTTAATATCTGAACTTTATAATAAGCCTCTAAAAGATGTAGATATTGTTCTGGAGAACATACACAAGTTTATTGCCTACATTGAATTGAAAGCCTTAAATGAAGGTATGGACTTCTCTGATTACAATTCTTACGAAACCTATCAAGCTAAACTAACTAAGATTCTACAAAGTTCAAAACCACAAAAGAAGGACGAACCTTTGTTAATGGTTAGTGGAACTGCAATGCGACAACTTATGCGAAAGGTTGACCCAGATGTAGTTCCCACTCCATTTTGGCAGTTGAATAGGTTGGGTAATGGAGATGGATATCCCAAGAACTCTCTTTTCGTTTTAATTGACCGTCCCAAACGAAGAAAGACTTTTGCACTTATCAATGTTGCTCGGGGATATCTGGCTATGAAAAAGAATGTTCTTTACATAGATACCGAAAATGGTAAAAACCAGTTAATGGACCGTATGATTCAGTCTACCCTAAATAAAACTAAGAGAGAGATGTTAACCGGTGATTATGATAAAATGGAGCAAAGGCACATGCGTAAATATAAACGACTCGGGGTTGAGTTTATTGTGGAGCGTGTACCTGCAACCATTGCAGATTGTAATACCATTATGAACTTGGTCAGGAAACTGGAAACCGAGAAAGGTATCAAAGTCCATGTCATAATGATTGACTACGCTGCAAAATTAGCTTCTATTGCTAGAGATAGGGACGATGTAGAACGTATCAACAATGTATATATAGATATTGATAATATGGGTGATGAGTTGGGACTTGATGCTGTATGGACTGCCCAACATGTTACTAGAGAAGGTGCTAAGCATCAAGAAACCCGATACGAGGATAATGATATAGCATCAGCTATTTCTATAATAAGAAATGCAAAATGCGTCATGGGATTAAATTCTACTCAAGATGAGGAGGAACATAATATCATGAGAATGGAAGTTGTAGTTCAACGTGATGGAGTTCCAAATGGTCGGGTAATGTTTAATATGGACCCAGAAAGACAACGTATGAAAGAGTTCTCTAAAGAGGCTAGAGCTAAGTACGATGAGTCCATGGGTAAACAGGTAGATGACTTACTTAAGAAAAAGAAGAGAGTAAGTAATCCCAATGCAGACCCAGAAAAGAGAAGTAAAACATCAGGAGATATATAAAAGTTAAACCTTAAATAATTAAAATTGTATGGCACGAGTTATTACTACAGAGCCTCTTAAAATTCAGGAGAGGACTACAGTTTGTAAAAATTGCAATTCTAAGGTAGCTTTCAATGAGGAGGAGGTATTCTTGGATTTAAGTTATGGTCCAGAGCATAATGGAGAAGAGTGCATCACTTGCCCTCACTGTCATTATAATATCCATATTGGCGTATTCCAAGCTACTGAACACATGTAGTTATGAATGTAAGATTATTGAAGATATTTCGTAGGAGAGCTTCCAAAGAGATATGTTTAAGAAGGCAACCCGGTAACAGATATCAAGTTGTATGTCCAATTGAAGAGAGGTATAGTTTAGGAGTATTCTTCCGTGAGTGGGTACCAATCTCTTCAGAAAAGGCCTCTATAAATTGGAATAAGGTTACTCCTAACCATAGGACTATGGGGTATAAAGATATAGATAGGTATGAGGTACCTTATAAGAATTCTTTCCTAAGGTTAGAAGAAGCCAGAGCAGAATTAACGAAGATTTGTAGAGGATATATAATCCATCATCTAGTTCCTGAATTATGTCAGAAGTTACCAGTTAATAAGTAATAATTACCCGGCTATGTTATTCATGGTCGGGTATTTTCGTTTACGATATGAGACTTAACAGCAATATAAAAGGTGTTAAAGTAAAGCCTATACCAAACTATCCAGAATATTTGGCTTCATTCGACGGTAGAGTATATTCCACTAAATTACATAGATGGCTATCTACTAACCCTCATAAGATATTCGGATATTTACAGGTACATCTAAGAAAAAAGACCCATAGATTGAATAGGGTTATAGCTACAACTTGGATACCTAATCCCGATAACTTACCATGTGTAGGTCATAAGGATAATAATAGAACTAACAATAGAGTAGAAAATCTATACTGGTGTACTCATAAAGAAAATACTCAACAATGTATAAGAGATGGTAGATTCAAACCCAGAGGTAAAACTCCTTTGAGTATAGAGATTAGACGTAAAATAAAAGCCGAATACTTGAAAGGAAATACCACTCTACAAAAGTTAAGCCGTAAATATGGTAGAGCACATTCAGTTATTAGGAGGATAGTATATGAGACTAAATAACCATACTAAAGGTCGTTTACATGAATATTTTAGATATAAGTTGAAGGCCTTCGATTATCGTAAGGGGTGGATGAAGTCAGACTGTCCCTACTGTGGAGGAGAAAAGAAGTTTGGTATCAACCTTTCAAACAATCGATGTAATTGTTTTAAGTGTGGTGAACATCCTTCTCCTATAAGTTTGGTAATGTATTTGGAGAGTACAGATAGTTTTCAAGAAGTACTATCTATACTCGAATCAGGAGATTATTCTGGATATGTATTCAAAGAAGAGAAGGTTGAGTTAAAAGGTAAGAAAGAGTTCTTCCTCCCAGAGGGATTCAAGAACATATCTATGGGCACTTCTCTATTGGCAAGGTCTGCCAGGAATTACCTTAAGAAACGGGGATTTAAGATAGAAGAGTTAGCTCGTAAAGGATGGGGATATTGTAACACAGGTAAGTATCTTGGATATATCATTATCCCATTTACAGAGCATGGGCAATTAACTTATTTCAATGCTCGATTATATATGGGCGCTGGTCCCAAATATAACAACCCAGAAGTAGATGTAACAGGTTTGGGAAAGAGTTTTATTATATATAATGCGGATGCTCTAGAAATATACCGAACCGTTTATATTTGTGAGGGTGCAATCAATGCTGAAACTTTGGGGGAGAATGGAATTGCAACCGGAGGTAAGGCTATTGCAAGATATCAAGTAAATCGCCTAATCAAAAGCCAAGTAGAGAGATTTGTTATATTACTTGACCCCGATGCCAAAAAAGAGGCCGTTGATTTAGCCTTAAAACTCTGTAATTTCAAGAAGGTAAAAGTGGTTTATTTACCAGACGGAACCGACTGCAATGACCTTGGGAGGAGAAAAGTTTTAGAATTTGTTAGGAAAGCTAAGTGGAAAAGCGAGGGGGAACTATTAAATGAAAAATTAAGATTGAATGAAGGATAATATACCTAACTTACCCGGATATCATGTAACCAAAGATGGTAAAGTATATAGTAGAAGAACTACCAGGAGTTATACTAAAACCTATCATCCTTTGAAATTCTATATTCAAAAGAGGGATAGGTATAATAATGGTAATTTAACACTAACCGTTACTGTTAGAATAAATAAGAGGCCTTGGAAAGTACATAGATTAGTAGCTTTAGCTTATATACCCAACCCAGAAAATAAACCCCAAGTTTGTCATAAGGACAATAATCGACTGAATAATCATGTGAGTAATTTATACTGGGGAACCAATAAAGAAAATCATGAACAAATGTCTCGTGATGGTAGAAGTAGGAAAGGTAAGATTCAACACACCTGCAAAGGAGAAAGTAATCCAATGTCTAAACTAAGCAACCATCAACGAAGAGAAATAATACATAAATATTCTACTGGTATTTCATCTCGGAAATTAGCTAAAGAATACGGTGTTACTCATACTTTAATCCTTGGGATATGGAAGAAGAGAGATTATTTCATGAGTCTTTAGAATATGTACGAGAGACGACATATCAGACTTATCAAGAACTTTTATCTATAAAATCACAATTGAAATTATAATGGCAAAAAGAGAACCTTCCATACATATCTCTAAAACCTTATTCCGTAGATTGTGGAATGACATGGGAGGTATGGTATCAGAAGAATTTGTTGATAAGTTTTTCACTAAAGCAAGACAATATTCTTTAGACCATCGCTCAGTGGTGGGAGAGAATAAAAAGGTACAAACCCAAGCTGTTCGTAGAGCTTCAGGAAGTATAGGGGATGCAAACTTATTAGCAGATATCATCTATTCTACTAGAATACAACTCAAACACATAGGAGTAACCAAAATAAAGCAAACAGATTTACAATGGGCATCAGTAAAAGAATTGGTACCCGTTGTAAATGAGTTTTGTCAAAAGTTTGGATTCGAACCTCGTCAAGGATATATCGAGTTTGTAACCACAGGTATTAAGTTAATGTCCCAAGCAAAAAGAGTTAACTATAACTTCTGTGCCAACTGGTTACATCAAAGGGTTAATTGGATTATGGATGTATATGAGGCTGATAAGGAAGTTAAAGAGGATAAACACCCTGAATATACTCGAGAGGTGTATGAACATTATACTAAAGAGATTCTCGATAGAATAGGTATAAATAATACCTATGATAAGAATCCTCAGGAGTATGTATGGTTTGTAAGGGCAAGGAAATTAGCTGATGAGATTGGGGTTGATTATGAGACCTTTGTACTCGGTCAATTCTATGCACTCGAATTTTGTAATGGTATACCTAAAATAGAAGATTTATCCAATGATAAAGCTCGTCAAAGGGTTATTAACTATATGGCAAAATTTAATATAGTGTCTCGACCTAAATCGGAACATGTAGATTGGGATGCTTTCAAGAAATAAGGTATGATAACTATAACCATAAAGAACTGCAATGTTTGTGAATTATCTGGCCCTGCTAAGTTCACAAATAAGTTGTATGAAATGTTCCGGATTAAGCATCCGGACGCTTGGCATATAATGATGTATAGCAGGGCAAAGAACTGGGATGGTTACGTAAAATATATCTCGGATTATGGGCAATTCAAAATAGGCCTTCTAAATAAGGTTTATAATGAATGCCGTAAAATGGGACAAAAGGTAAAAATTATAGATAATAGACCATCCATGGGAGTTAAACCAGTAATTCCAACAGTACTGGGGGATAAAGAACTACGGGAAGTACAGAAAGAAGCTCTAGAAAAGATAGTATATAATAAGGTTGGAGATACTCCTTTCCTTATTTGTGCATCTGACTTGGCAGTTAACTTCGGAAAGACTTTGGTGTTCTGTGGATTACATCAGGCTTTCAAGAGGAAATTGAAAACTGTTTTATTGTTGAACAGTGCCGACTTGTTTAAGCAGTTCAAGAAAGAGATTCCAGAGTTATTACCGGGAGAAAAGGTAGCATTTATCCAGGGTAGTAAATGCAGTGAGTGGGGTAACTTTAATGTTTGTATGGTTCAATCTCTGGCAGGTAATATAAATAGGTATCAGAAGTTCCTTTCAGAAATAGACATGGTACTTATAGATGAGGCTGACGTGATAGATAATAAAACATATAAAACAGTAATACAACATCTGTATAACTCTAGAATACGAGTAGGTTTGAGTGGTACCATCTACATGAGTAATCAGAAGAAGAAGTTAATACATAACCTGAATATCATGTCATTTATTGGTGATAAGGTTAACCAGATAAAATTAAGTGATATGATAGAGAAAGGGTATTCTACTCCTATTACTTGCAAGTTGGTATATGCTCCCTTTAAATACTCTAAAGATGTGGATTACCCAACAGAATACAAGGAAGTGATATCAGATAATGTTAAAGCTTGGAAACTATCCCTTGACCGTACCAAGTATAACATTGGTAGAAAGAGATTACCAGCTTTGGTAGTATGTAAGTTTATAGGTCATTGTGAAAATCTTTATCGGTATTATGCTAAACATCTCGGGAATCAATACAACATACAATATGTACATCATAATACCAAAGGGCGTGATGAAATTCTACAAGCTTTTAGAGAAGGTAAAATCGATATACTAATAGCTACCACGATTATTTCTAGAGGTCAAAACTTCCCTGAATTAAAATATCTGCAGAATACTGCATCAATGGATTCTAATGAAAAATCCATACAGATATTGGGACGTCTTGCACGAACTCACATGAACAAGAAAAAAGCCTATCTTGACGATCTTCAATTCCCGGGTAATTATCTAAAGAGACATGGCAACCATAGACGAATGTATTATCAGAAAGAAAAATTAAAGGTAATCAGAGTGGAAGGGTAATACGCATATATGCGCACGTATATACCCACACTTATAACTCTATTAGTATTTAGTATACTAAA